CAGAAGATCCCAGACCGGGGCCTTCCCAAGCCAGGACCAAGGGTACGGATTCAAGGTCAGCTTGAGAACGGGGAAATGGCCATGCCAGTAATGGCTGGGGCCATCATAGATACGGTGAGTGCCTACCCAGACGATCATGCGGCGGTTCGGGTAGAGCTTATCCCCTAAGGGCACTTCGTAAGACCAGTTATTGACCGGCTTATCCTCTTCCCAGGTGCCCATTCGGATCGGCTTGCCGGTGTATTGGGCTTTCAGATCCTTGCGGGTGTTCCGGCGTTCGTCCTTCAGGTAGCAGGTATAGAGGGTTGCGGTGGGGATACGAGGGAGTTCCTGTTCGCTCTTACTGGCTTTACGGAAAGTCCAGATAGGGCTGATCACATCGGCGGCATGGTCCCGCATCTTGTTCAGCCATGTAATCGAACTGCCGTCAGACTCGCTCTTTACGTCCAGGTTGTACCTGTCGCGGATGTAATTAATTGGTACTTTTCGCTTAACGACAATTCCAAGACAGGACTCGCAGGACTCGTACCCAAGAGGACGGAGGGGTAACACGTTTCGAGGATCTTCTGCGATAGCATCGATGTCCTCGATATCGGAGTTCCAGAACAGATGGAGGAAGCCAGACCCCCCAATAATGTAGTACTTAATAGCATCGGCTAACCTCAGGTCGATGTTTCTACGTTGATACCAGAAGGTGGCCAGCTTACCGTAGATCTGGGCGTGTTGCTCGAAACGGCGGTTGGCAACAGAATAGTCCCAGAACGGTTTTGTGTCCGTCATGAGGGCCGCGAGATCTTCCGCGATCTTGGCTACCCGGTTGGTGCGGGTATTGGAGAGGGCGGTTGCAATATTGTTCTTGGCTCCGCCAGCCAGGGTGTTCTCATCGGTGCTCATGATGGCATCGATGGCTGAGGAGATCTGATCGAACCCCGGCTGCGCTTCCAAGAAGGCTTCGGCTTCGGCTACGGCTTCAGTCAGCCAGCCGATGACCGGATCATTGAGATTGGTTTCATCGCCAGTCGCAACGACAGGAACAGGGAGACGAGGTGGAGAAGGGTTGGGGCTGACGGTGGTGCCCATGCCCTACAGAGTAGGTGGGGAGGTGGGCTTCTACTAAGTGTTACCAGTGGAGTAAGCTATCTGCCGATGGCCCCGGTGTCCTTCAATTCCTGGCTGGAATTGCTGTTGTAGTTGCCTGCTTCATGCATGGTTTTGGTCTTGCGCTCCACTTCGCGGACCCCGGCATGAGTGTCAATGACCTTGCGGACGTAGCCCTCTGCGGCCAGCTTGGGATGCACAGGCCGGTCCCCACGTCCTGGGATCTTTACATCCCCGGTGAACTTGTTCTCCAGGACCACTACCTTTTCGCTGGAGTGGATCTGGGAATCACCCAGCCAGAAGGAACCAAGCTCGTGGCCCAGGCCAGCACAGGCAAAGGGCCAGTCGCCTATATCGAAGTGCTTTCCACAATCTGGACACATATTAGTAACCTGCGAAATCATGAAGCTGCTTGATCACTACAGCCGCCAGCCACTCGTCCCAGTCTTCCTTGCGGATACAGCGAGACCTCAAACGAGTGAGTAGACGAGGTTCCAACGAGACAATTACGTCCTCCACGCTCATGGACGCGGCATCTTCCACCGCAGTGATCAACTGGCTCTTGGAGAGAATGTTCTTGTGGAGAATACGGCCCAGTTCGTGGAGATCCGACTGGGTAAGAGTGATGCACCGCTCCCCCGGCTGCGGCTCCTGATCCGGCTTATAGTACACAACACGCTTTGCTTGCTCTTTAGAGAGTTCCATAGTTACACCAGCTTATAGTGACGTTTGATAACGGAGTGGTAGTACTGCCCTGCGGAAGGCCAGTTCCGCATCGCCTCAAATACCTTAGGGGGCACGCCAGCATGGATATAAGTACGCGGCTTGGCCTGCTTATCCGACTTTTTCCTGAAGCGAACGTGGAGCTGTTGCTTCGCGGGGTCATAAGTGAACTCCTCCACATGGGAGCTGTTTTCCGGTATGTGGGTAATGAAGGTTCCCATAGTAATCACCAAACTCAAGCCATCACCGGGGCCTAGTTAGCTACCCACGCGCACCCCGGCAGTTGCGTGGGTTTGGTTTAGCGGTCAAAGACCGACTCCCAGCTTGCCTGGATTTCGGCTAAGGTCATATCGGAGCACTGGGCATCCGGTATGGATACGTTAGCCACCAGCTCAGTAGTGCGCTCGATATTCATCGTCCAGCTATTCGCGATCCAAAGGGCGAGATTAAAAGCCCTTACCCGATCATCGTGGCCACCGGGGTTCTCTGCGTAGTCCTTCTCAATATTCATCCGGCAATCCGCGAATTCTTCGGCTAACCAGGGGGAGCGGATTACACAGTTCTGGAGCACTAAGTGACGGCTGGCCTTTACCCAGAGATCTCTATTTGTGCGAGGACTTGCGTGCCAGCCCATGGAGCGGGTAGGCGTAGCTACGGTGTCGCCGTAGTATTCCCAGCGGAAGTGATTGGTGTAGCCTAACTCTAAGCACTGCTGGAGCGTTCCAGCGCCAGGACCAGGGAATACTTCTATGATGCATTTGCATTGATCGTCATCAGTTCCAGCGTAAAGACGGCCCATTACGTTGAGAATGTAGGCTAAGTCGAAGGCGTCTACCGGGGCTGCAAATTCGGCTACCTGGACATCCTTCTTGCTGTCCTTACCAACTTTCACTACCTCTATGGCACCATTGTCCGTCTTAGCGTCTTCCTTCACGCGGGAATAGCGGTTCCAGCCGGTACGGCCCACGGTGGGATCGCAGCCCAGCACGTAAGTAGAGCCACGGCTGGGAGGCTCCCAGACCCAGATAATGCCCCTGGGATCACCGTCGAACTCGATGGGGTCCATCTTGTGGAGCTTACCTGCCGTGCCTACGGTGTAGAGATCGGGGAAGTTGCTCACCTCTCACCTCGATGGATCTTAGCCAAACGCTGCCGGATAGATTCCCAATACTTCCAGATCGGGCACCACTCAGCATGCTCCCCACGTCCATAAACGCACATCTCGCAATACTTCATACTCTGGCCCTGCTTAGGTCTGGCGTGTAAGGCATTCCCATGGCGACAGTGGAGCGCATCCACTCGATAGTTTCGAGCGGGAGAGCACTGCGGGTGGAGTGCTGGAAGGATTGCTCTGGAGTAGCGCAGTAGTTAGATAAGAAGATGTGGAGGGAGCCTTCCTTCTTATTCTGTTGATATTCGGTCTCCCACCAGTAGAGCTGGTCCTTACCCAGGCGCACGGTGGTGCCGCAGTATTCTGCGCTGGTGCGCTCTACCAGCTTCGCGTGCTCTACGGTGACTTGGTTCGGGGTCCAGCCATCAGGGGCTGCGCGGCGGTACTTCTTTGGCTCAATGAACCAGGGAGTAAACACGTAGAGCCAGGACTGGAAACCCTCCTCATGCTTGCGGACGGATTCGGTGAAGGTGTGCCAGAAGTTGCCCCGGCCATTTGCCGTGCTCTCGAAAGCCACGAAAACATTGGGGGCCTGAGGGACCGCTGGCAGGAAGTCCAGCTTGAGGCGTTCGGCATATTGCCAGAGAGCTACCTCTGTCATGTGGCTCACATCGAACTGCTGGCCCGTTCCAACACCGGCTTGCTGGTTCGACTGCTGGTAGGTGAGGCGGGACTTCAGTACATCAAAACTGATGTGGGAGTCCTTCACGTCGAACTCGATCTTGGGAACCAGGAAGGGAGGCAGGTTATCGAGAATGGTTTTGTCACGAACGTACAGCTCGTGGATTTTGTCGATGTCCAGGGAACCGGCGATGCATCGGGTATTACGGTAGAGAAGCATACGGTGCAGAGTGATCAGCCGCATGATCGCAGTGGCTCCTAGCTGGCGGGATTTGTGCCAGACGGAGAGGACGCCATCGGAGAAACCGTTCTTTGCGTACTGGGCCTGGATCTCCTCCTCCCGCTTCCCGATCAGCTCCAGGGCGCGTTGCTGGCTGGCCCAGAAATCCATCGGGCCTACGCCTCCTCCTGTACTCGCGTCCAGATCGATGTTGCCGTAGGCTGCGACGAAATAACGGAAGTCGATTCGGCAGAGGATGGTCTCGCTGCGAACGAAACTGTCCTCGTCAGTGGTAAGGGCACGGGTATAGTTGCCGGTCTTCTTGTCTACCAGGGCATGGAGACGACGGCTGATCTCCCGGCGCTGAGAGGTGCCCAAGCGCTTGACGATGAGGCCGGTCTTTTTCACCTTGTGGAGATTCTGATCCACGATCAGAGGGCTGTACAAATTAGTCCTCCTCGATAGCGCGGGAGGCGTAGGAGACCTCTACCGGATCGTTCATGGTGTAGTCGGTTAGGCCGATACCACGAGAAGCGCAGTCCTCTTTGTAGAGGGCATGGAGGCCTTCCAGAGCTACCGCAATTCTGGTGAGGACTTTGGTGAAGAGGCGCAGGGTGCGGATTGCGGCCCACATGGGTTAGGCCCCCGGCTCCGAAGTCACGTCGATGGTGGCCCTCTCCATTTCATCCAGGACGCTATCTACAGAGCTAGCCGTTCCCGTGTTCACAGTGATGCTCATCCCAGCGCTGGGCTTGACGATGCCGGTAGATTCAAACACGTACTGGCGGGATTTGGCATCACCCGCCTTACGAACAGAGCCGCTGCCTGAACAATTTATGCATTGCACCCAGGAGTGCTTATCGCGCTTGTTGATCTTGATTACGCCAGCACCATCGCAGCGGGAACAGCAGACCTTGGTGGACTGGGCATCGATAGCCGTGTGCTCCGCAACAGTGGGCGCAGCTTCAAACATGTTGGCCATGGCTTCGGTCAGCCGGTCATTACGCCAGATCTGCATCAGCTCCCCAAAACCGATGCCGCATTTCTGCGCCAGGACTGCGATGTCCACGTCTTTGTATTTCGGGTTGATCAACTTGGAAAGGAACTGGCTGGCCTTGACGGAGCCGCTGCGCGAGAGGGCCAGGGTCAGAGTGTCGAATTTGCGGGTCTTGAGGAAGTGGCGAAAGCCCAAATGCGCGGAGGCCGATGGACGCCGCATTTCGAGTTCATAGCTCTCCTGCGTCATCGCCTGGACAGGATAGGTGTATTCGGTGGGCTTAGCGCTGACCTCGTGCGGGACCTTCACGTCACGGTATTTTGGTTCAGGTGGGAGCAGACGCTTTGGAACTGGCCCCTTCGCTTTTGCGCCGGGAGGGCGCTCTATCGAGACCGGAGCTTTGGCTTTCCTGCGAGGAAACATCGGTAGCATAGGCTTACATTTTGTTCGGCTTGTTGTTGGCTCTGCGCGGCAGACCGTTGGCTCTGGTCACGCTGTACTTTTGGAGAGTGGGTTTCTTGGGGGCCAGGAGACCACCTGGGCGCACCTTCCCGCCTCTGGTCAGGAGGTCTGATGGGGTCTCAATCTTGTCCCCGGTAAAGGCTGGTTTGGGCATGAACGGACCTTAGCGCAGTAGGGGAAGTTTGGAAAGTGACACTAGGCAGATCGACGCTGGCGCTTGCGATAGCTCCAATCATGCTGGATGCGATTCCCGATTCGGGTTGCCGGATCAGACTCTACGTATTCGTCTATCGGCATGGCTGCTTTTTCAATGTTGCAGTCGTAGCAGACGAACAGAATATTGTGGATGCGAGAAGATCCACCAAGATGTATCGGCAGCGCGTGGTCGGCGGAAATGTTTTCTATTGTGAGGGCATCACCGCAGTAGGGACAAATTCCATCTTCCAGCGCCTCTAGCCCCTTATTTTTGAAGTCCATGTGATCCATCAAATCAGGCGCTCTGATACCAGTTCTTTTAAGCACCCCTACCTTGAAGTAATCCCAAAGACGAATCAGGCGCAACATGGCCAGCTCCCTATCGACAGTTGGCTTCCCTGAAAACAATCCCAGTTGCTCCATACGTAATCACCGGAGAGGCTTCGGAAGAAAACAAGATCTTCGATCTTGTTGCGGCAAATTCGCAGCTTCGCTGCTCATTGCCGTGACCGTTATCGCTTACCCGTAGATCTTCTCGCCTGCTGTGCGGAAGAAGGAAAAACCCAGAGCCGGGACAGCGCTGTCGCTCCTAGACCGCCCCGGCCCCTTTGCAGCAGTACGTCGTTAGTCTGACGGTTAGGATGGCGCTCAGGTCGGTGGTCAGCCGTTGCCCTATCCTCCATTCCATGGGTTCCAGTTTAGGACCGTTTTGCCTTCTTGGGAAGCCCTGCGGTTTTGGTTGCGGCAAACTCGTGGAGCTGGGGCTTGCTCATGGAGAGGAGGCCGCGATTGCGCTTCAGGAGTTTGCTGGGAGCGTGCTCTGCAATAGCCATCGCTTGCTGTTGAGATTTGCTGGTAGAGGGCATGGATAGAGGGTAGCACCGGCCTCCAAAACAGGCCAAAGAGCACCTGCCAAAACCGACAAATTCCGACAAGACACCTTGGAAATCATGGACAACTTGGTAAACCGGGACACATCAAAACGCCCAAAATACGTGTTTTCAGTGGATTTATGGCATTGTAGTTCAGCAATACCTGATCGAGCTGAAACCCCCAATTTTATTGGTGTTTTGGTAGGGTGACCAAAAACCGACAAGCCAAAACCGACAAATTCCGACAAGCTCTGCTAGAATCACCATATGGCTGCTATTCTGAACTACCATCGTTGCCACGGCAAAAACTGCCGGGGCGGACACGCACAGGACACCTTCACCTCCAAGCCGGAAGAGCAGAAGAAGGGGTGGAAGAAATGCGACTGCTTCATCGTCGCCAACGGCTCCCTGGGGAAGGTGGCGAAACGCAAGACCACCAAGCAGCGCGACTGGGCGCAGGCCGAAGCCGTGATGGCTCCCTTTATCGAAGCCAACTCCTGGGAGATCGAAGCGGTGCCCGTGGCTCCGCAGCCGCTGGCCGAACCGCAAGCCGAAGGCGCGGACGTAAAAAAAAAGGGGTTGATGACGGATGCCGTGGCGGCTTTCCTGGCTGACCACCGCAAGTATGACTCCGCGTTCGGCACCATCCGAAATCATGAGATCCGCCTGGATCTAGCGCTGGAGTTCTGCCAGCGCAAAGGCATCGTCCAGGTTGACCAGTGGACGAGGGAATTGGTGCAGGAATTTCTGGACATGCGGGAGGTGTCGCTGGCCACTCGCAAGGACTACCAGGACAAACATGCCGCCTTTTTGAACTGGTGTATGGGCAACGGGTGGAGGACCGAAAGGGACAACCCCGCGAAATTCAAAGTGGCCATCCGCAACGTCGCCACCTCGCGGCTCAAGAAGAACCGGCAGAAGTACGACTTCAGCAACGAAGAGCTGACGCGGATGTTCACCGCAGCCCTCGAAAAGTACGACCTGTTCTGCAAGTCCAGGAGCGGCGAAATCGTTCCAACAACCGCATGCCATGCCCGTAGGTTTTTCGGCAAGGACGTAGCCGATTTCATGGCCGTGAAACTGCTCACCGGGATGCGGATCTCCAACGTCGCCAAATTCCATATCAGGCAACTGAAAGACGACAACCAAGTCCATATTCGGACCATCAAAGGGGATGTGCCGGTATACACCGCAGTGCCGCCGGAACTGGGCGACATCATGCGCGAAAGGGCGAAGCGATTTGGCCCGTATATTTTCGGGGAGCACCGGACTAATCAGATTGGTGTTGTAACCGCATGCTGGCGCAACCGGCTCAATTTCCTCTGGGAGCTTTGCGGCCCCTGGGAGAGGAAGCCTACCCCTCACCGTTTGCGGCACACCTTTGCGCGGATCGTGCTGGATGCCGGGAAGTCTGCGCGGGAGGTGGGCATCCTGCTGGGCAATACAGAGGCTGTAGTGAACGAGTATTATTCGGCCTTCGGGAAGGCGCGGCAGGAAAAGCTGGCCGAAGAGATGCGGGGAGCTTTCGCCGGGGTGCCCAACCACTTCACCCGCACCCCCGGCAAGGTGCAGCCCATTCGGACTAAGACCGCGTAGAGGAACGCCGCAAGATGCGTTCGATGACTTCCGGCTCCACAACAATTACTGGTTTGATGGAGCCGGAAACGTAGATCCGGTAGACCCCTTCCCGCTCCCCCTGCAAGACTCGATACGTGCTGGACCTTCCAAGCCCCAGCATCCTCTGGCATTCCTTCACTCGCAACTTTTTCTTCTTTTCTCCGGTATCCATGGTGTCTCTCGCTTCCCAAGCTGAGGATACCCATGGTTACAAAAACTGGGCAACCGGAATCTGCAACTCTACTTGAGTCCAGTAGGAATCCCGCTCATGGGTTTTTCAGGGTGATGGTGAATTGCGTCAGGGGCCGCTGTGGCTTCCCGTCCTGGCGTAAGCGGTGACAGGTACAGGTAGGGCCTTGCTTCCAGGCTAGGAAGGCTTCCCCGGCATCTCTGAACTGGTACGCCTGGGCGGGGTCACTGGAGGTCTCTAGCAGGCCCCCGTCGTAGCTGCCGTCAGGCGCGTGGAACTCTGGATCGTAGCTGACGTAGTAGTGGCCGTCGATCAGGCTGGAGCTGCCATCGGCCATACAGAGGAATTGCAGAAGCATAGCTCAGTCTACTGGGATCTCTGCTGCCGGTCTCGCCGGAATGCCTCTTCGGTAATCGTCACGATGGCAACAGCCGCATCACGGGCGGATAGCTTCCCATGGCAGGCAGCTTCCAGGATCGCGATCCCCGGCCCCGATACGAGCATGCTGGTGGCAACAGCGAACACCAGGATGTCGATATCGGTCTGGAGCACCAAGAGCGCCTTGGCCTTCGCAATCGCAGCCCAGTTGTCTACTTTAGTGGACTTGGAACTCTCGATATAAGCCTCAATGAAATCGATCAGAGCGCTACAGGCCGGTTGACTAAGCTTGAGGGAAATCTCGCTCAATTGCTTTCCTCCGCTAGATCCCGGCACTTAGTACAGAAGAGGACCCCACCGGCATGCGTGAGATCCCCAAAGGTCTGTACCCCGTGGCCGCATTCCAGGGCCACGTTGTTGCCGGATCTGGTATTGGGAATGCGTTCCACTCGAATGATCTTCATGTGGTACTTGGTGTTGCGTGGGCCATCATCAGGCTCCAGGTAGCTTCCATCGGTTCCTACTGCGATTTTCATAAGCGCTCACATTCTCCGATTCTCTCTTATATTCCGGCCCACTCCTGGATGTCGGTGCTCTCTGTATCAATGGCCCACTCGTACAATGCGGTACTCTCCCCAAATTCGATCCACTCTAGTACATCGGTTCTCTCCATGATCTAGGCCCACTCGTCCTCTCCGGTACTCTCTGTCCCATGGGCCACGCTCAGTTGCTTACGGCACTATCGCCTGTTACGGCCCACTCGCGGATCTCAGGTGCTATCTGTATCAACGGCCCACTCTGTTCCTACGGTGCTCTCTGTTTGAGACGGCTTACGCTCCGGTTATACGGTGCTCACTACCAATAAGGCCCACTCCCTACCACTGGGTGCTCTCTAATAGCACGGTCCACTCCACCACTTTAGGTACTCTCCCTGATGACGGCCCACTCACTTTATACGGTTCTCTCTAAGGTGACGGCCCACTCCGTGCGTCTGGTGCTCTCTGTTCTGACGATCCACTCAGATAATACGGTTCTCTCTCAACTGCCGGTTCACTCTCCATGAACGGTTCTCTCTGATTGCACGGCTACACTCTCAGGATTCGGTTCTCTCTTCTACACTTGGCCCACTCGGGTCGAACGGTTCTCTCATTTATGACGGTCTCGCTCTTGGCGCAGGGTTCCTTCTTACTCTATGGCCCACACTCGTTGCAGAACGGTGCTCTCCAGTGTGACGGCCCACTCTTAGCGCACGGTGCCCTCAAGCAATACGGTCTCACTCCACTTAATCGGGCTGCTCATTTGTCACGGCTTACTCATGGTTCGCGGTACTCTCTGACAGTACGGCCCACTCCAAGCCGGTGGTTCTCTCTGGTTGCACGGCCCACTTTCGACGTATGGTTCCCTCTGCCTGCACGGCTCCACTCATCTACATCGGTGCTCTCTGCAAGGATGGCTCACTCACGCCAAACGGTGCTCTCTTCTGTGCCGGTCTAACACTCTTTCCATTAGGTTCTCTCTCCGAATACGGCCCACTCTGGTACATCGGTTCTCTCCCAACATTAGGCCCACTCTAATGCTTCGGTGCTCTCTATTATCACGGCTTCACTCTCATATCGCGGTGCCCTCATTTTGGTACGGCCCACTCTTAGCGCATGGCACTCTCGCACTTCACGGTTCACTTTAGAATTCTGGTACTCTCCTCTTCAACGGCCCGCTCTTCGGCTTCGGTGCTCTCCCAAGTATCGGCCCACTCTTCTAATCCGGTGCTCTCTCTTGTCACGATCCGCTCTTGCATTACGGTTCTCTCTTTAACGACGGCCCACTCTGGTTTTGTGGCGCTCTCTCATGTCACGGTTTCACTCTCTTGTGGCGGCACTCTCATGGTTCACGGCCCACTCTATAGAGTTGGTGCTCTCTGCATTTACGGCTTCAGTCTGGTGATCGGGTCACGCACATGGGCATGTCCCAGAATGGCTATCGGGTACGGCAGCGGTGGCTCCTTGCCGTAATGGTGCCGGTAGGCTTCGGCATGCCAATCGGAGAGGAACAGCTTCACCGCATACCTCTTGGCACGCTCATGCAGGGCCTTGGGGGGTAGCTTGCCGCTCTTCAGTAGCTCCAGCAGTTCAGGGTCAATAGCTCTGCGGGTCTTCTGGGCTGCACGCTCCCTGGCTTGCTCTGCTAGCTTCCCGCTCTCGTTGTTACCCACCTCGTAGGCCTTGCGCTCCAGATAGACCTTGCCGTACACGTCGTTCTTATTCGAGGAGACCTTGACGAAGGATTCGCCGATTAGCCAGCAGAGGCGCTTTAAACTGGCATTCCAGGGGCGCTTTTCGCCCTTCTCCCACTTAGCGGTAGGATTGAGACCGGCGAAGCTCCAGATATGGCCTACGGTAGGAGCACGGGTGATGTCAATGTTCGCCAGGAGGCCCGAACTAATGACAGGCCCAATCCCGCAGATGGCTCTGGCCCAGATGCCCATATGCTGATGGGCGCTCCACTTATCGAGCATGGCCTGGATCTGTTTCTCTAGGATCTCCAGGTTGCCGTTGAGCCAAGTGATGAGTTCGGATGGCTCGTTGCCCTCTAAGAGCTTGCGTTGCTGGTTGGCAGAGGCAATTCTGTAGTCTTGGAGATCGTAGTAGGCGCTGACGAAGTATCTGGCTTCGCGGACGCCTATATCGGCTGCGGCTTTGCGTAAGTCGCGGGATAGCTTCTGGATTGCTTCTGGGGCTACGGTTTCGCTCATGATTTCCTCTGTTGGTATTTGGCCATCAGCCACTGGTAACAGTCGTCACATACGGTCTCAGTCTCTTTGTCGCTATCCCCGAAGGTCTGCTTGTATTCCTCCCAGGCTTCCGCATCAGTCCAGGCTTGGGGGTAAGTGCCGCCGCAGCGGGAACAAGTAAAGTACTGCATAGCTACCTGTTTTCTTCCCCAGCCTTTCTAGGAGCCAAGAATATGTTGGTCCTCTCTTCCGTCTTCAACCCAGACCAATAGAGAAACGCCGCTACTGCGCCTTCCCGTTTTGTCATCCCAGGGGGATCGCCTTCCTCACTGTCATCGTTGACGCAGCTACAGCGGCCCTGGAGGTGCGCCAGCGAACCCATGATGGCGCGGAAGCCGCAGGGGCCGTGCATTTCTAGTATGGGAGTGTGCGGGTTGCGCTCCTCTGGCAGCAGCGGTTCTCCGCACCACGCGCACCTAGTCAAGATCGTCTAGCTCCATTCGCCAGCCTTCCGCATCGGCCAGGAGTTCTTCCAGGAATTCAGTGTATTCGTCGCCGGTCAGGCCGTTGGCGTCTTTCGCATCCCTAACCCGCTGTACAGCGGCTTGAATTTTGGTCACTTCTCGATTTCCTTTTCTGCGGCCTTGATCTCTGCGCGGTACATGTGAGACCGCGCCTCCAGCTCCTGGTCTCTCAGTAAGCGGCGTGCGATGGTTACCTCAAGCCATCGGTGTTCTTCAGGGGTGCCGGTGGCCCCGTGCTCCCCGATTTCGCGGCGTACCATCTCGATGACCTTCTTGATGAGCCGCTGGCGGATGTCGTCACGCCGGTCAGCCTCATTGTCGAATTCGATTTCTGGTTCGCTCATTGGGGCTTCTTTTTCATCTCTGGTTTCTCAGGCTCTTCTGCTGTGCCCAGTCTCTGGAAGATGGTCCTGACCAGATCCAGAGCGCCTGCCGGAATCGGGATTGTAAAACCTCTCAGCTCCTGGCTGTCGTCCTCATCGCTCTTGGATTTCTGGCAGGAGACCAAGAACCAGTCTTTCCGCAGGGCCAGATGCCCTACAGTCCAGGCCTTCATACCGGCTGCTTCCCGTGCCTCTGCCCAGGCGATATTTTGGATGACTTCGGCAATGACGATGTAGCGACGGGCCTTGGCTTCTACCGCAGCTTTTGCGATGGGGTCTGTGATGTCGAACTGGACTGCATGGATGGCCAGCTTGGACCGGCGCACATATTCATACTGGAGGGCATACAGGGCGCGGATGCTGGGCGGGACTTCCACCAACACCTCATCGCTCTCCTCGATTGGATCGTCCAGGCTGACTGCTACCCGCTCGATCTCCTTGTCAGTGATCAGAAGGAGATCGGCAGTGATGATTTCCAGAATGGTCTGGATTGGTTCAGGCTTCTGGACAGGCTCAAGCTCTTGGGATTTTCTCTTGCGTGGCATCAGGCAGACTTTCCCATCACCTGGACATTGCGGCGTGCGCTGTACTTCAAGAGGCGCTGGCAGCGGTCAGTCAGCTCTCCCTCGTGGCCGCGTTCGTTGAGGCTGGCTTGCTCGTAGTAGCGGAGGGCTTCCTCGCCGGATTTGGTCAGGGCAACTTCAGCGTCGTCTCCCGGCCCTAGCCGCACAAGGTAGCCCCGGTAGGCTAGGCTCCCCAGGGTGTTGGCGTGAGCCACTCTTAAATAGGACATGGTGACCTTATTATGGGCCAGGAATCTCATGGTGCCGTACTGATGGCGGCTCAGGTTCTTGGGGACTTCGTTCTCGTCTGTTTGCTGCATGCGTTTGCTCCTTATTTGAATAATCATCGGGCGCGTCCCTTTCATCGGTGACCTTCCAGGACTCGCTTGAGGTCTGCGATCACTTCGTCATAGATGTCGCGTTTGACTTGCAGGTAGGCGATGCCGTCTGAGAGGAAGATGGCTGGGGGTTGGGGCTGCGGGACTTCGGGGATGTGGGAGTAGGTTGCCTTGGAGACGCGGGAGACAGGGGGCTGCTTCAATGCGGGGGCCGCTGGCTGACGGATCGCGGGGAGATTGGAACTGCCATTGACGCGCCTTGCGAGTACGCGCTGTTTCATGGTGAAGATGCTTTGGTGGTTGAGACCGCGCTCCCTGAGCCATGCGCTTTTCTGACCATTGTTTCTGAGGGCCATGTATTCGGTCACCATGGCGCTCTCGTCTTCATCGCTGGTTTTGGTCATCTTGACCACCGGCTTGTTCTTCACTACGGGTTTGCTGGCTTTGCGGCTCAGTTTTGCGCGGTAATAGACCATCATGCCTTCACTGACTGCGTATTGCTCTCTAAAAGCAACCTTCTCTTCCCTTGTCGCCAAATTGTCATGTTGCTTGATGAGGAGGCGCTTCTCAGCATCGGAATGGTCCCTGAGAGCAACGGCAGCAGGAGTTTCCGGCGCAGGCTGGTTGCTAGGCGCAGACTTCATGCTGCCGGATGGATACTTCTCCTTCATCTTCTGGCGTACCCTATAGAACCAACCGCCGTTCGCTCTTCGCTCTTTCAGCCACGCGATTTTCTCGTGTTCTGGGACTGCTTCGTATCCTCTGATCAGCTCCAGTTTTTCCTCGTCTGTCCACATGCGTCTTCCCGAACTACGCTTTGCCATCTGATTCTCCTCGTGTGGTTTCGTTGTAACCACTCCCTGGAGTTGTAGCAAAGCGTGAATCCGGTTGCAAGCTCGTCACAGTCCTAGCCTTGTCCTGAAGACTGCGATGAGGCCATCCAGCTCACTGATATCCTCTGGAGTTGTTGCTTTCTCCAGGAGGAAAGGCAGGCCCCCGGCAACGCTCTCCTCGATCTGTTCCTTGGTGGCGATTTTGCCCTCAGCCCAGCATGAGATGCCGGTGGGTTCGCCTATTTTGATCAGGAAGCCGCCCATGCCGTCCTTGAAAACCTCGTAGTTCTTGGTCACCCAGACCATAGAGACACCGGGGTTGCGATCAATCGAATAACCGGCTGGCGGCAGGATCGTTGGATAGTCGTTGGTAACATCCCGGCGCACCATGCTGGGGCGAGAGAGGAAGGGGCAATTTCGGGCGCTCCAGAGGGCGCAGACGAGGTGACAGGGGGGTTCTGAGGTGGTGCGTGTGATACCACACATAGGACCGATGACAAAGGCCAGATTTGCGCCCAGGCGCTGGCCGCAGACCCAGCAGAGGCGTTGCTTCACGGCCTTGACCCACTTCTCGCCGCTCATGGCGCGGAATTCAGGGATTTGGGTGCCTTCCGGCCCCTTGATCCACTCTACAAACCAGGGGACCGGATAGCCGCGATCTGTGGGCAGATCGCGCATCTGTTCCGGCAGGGATTCAAGCTCTGGACGTAAGGCAGGCATTAGTCAATCTCCACATCAAACGTTCGGTAGCCGGTGGGAAGCGCTTCCTTCCGTTCCCAGGTCTTGCCGCAGTCTGGGCAGACCCAGGCATAAATGTTATCGCCATCCGACAGGCCGATGACCAGGGAGAAGGCTGTCTCCCCGTCGTAGTCCTCTTGCTGGTCTTCAGGGATCGGGTTTGAGACTAGGTTGGCTTGGCAGTGGGGGCACTGGGTGGGCACGGGCATAAGCGAGATGTCCTTTCTTCAAACAGTTCTTGGTGATGCAGGAGCCGGTATCGTTTACCAGAATAAAGCCGCAGCCTTCGCAGATCGCGGGGTAGCCGTAGCCCTCTTCCAGCGGCGGCTTGCCCTGGCCGAAGTGATCCAGGTCACTGGGCTCCTCACCCCAGAGTTCCCAGTTGCATTGGCGGCAGAATTCAGCCATTTTAGACGGCTACCAGCTCTGGCTCTTCTTGACGAGCCGGTTGAAGGGTTGCCTCTCTGGCCCCCGGTGCATACCTGAATAACTGCGTATGGCAGGACGCTTCATTGACGACTTCAGCGAAAGACTGCATGCGGAGAGGGGTTGGATGGAGAGGAATTGTGAAAGTGTCATGCACTCCCTTAGCGTAGCGATCCATCTCGTGCTGTTCGTCCACGATCAGGCGCTCCAGAGCTTCAATTGCGCTCTGCCGGTCAGTAGGCCGGATGAACAGTATCCTGGCTACGTGATTTGGCAGGCCCATGAGATGAGCGATCTCCGCACCACCGTCCCAGACACTCTGACGCCCGTATCCTACTATGCTTCCCCTGGCGCAGGCCAAGGCATGACCGGCGATGCAACAACCCCAGTCAGCCATATCAAAAGTGTTCTCCTCGTTGGCAATCGAGCGCTGAGTAGCGCGTAGCAATTCGATATTCAGCATATTTACTCCTTAATTATCCAAATTCTGCGATGGGGCGTAAACAGGACTGGCCGCAGCCGCCACAACAGCAAGCCCCGGCAACGGCAGCACCGGCTGGCGTCAAATCAAGGCCCCAGCCGCATAGAATGCAACGCCAGCGTTCGCAGCCGGGGTGGACAGGGGAATCAAAGAATTTGATGGCCTTGTCTACGTCGTAATACTCGCTGGCGGCTTTGCGGAAGGCCGGGAAGTAGCCATGAGGTATTGGCGGGACCGTTT